TTACTTCATGCTCACCGTCCGCGACACTACTTCATAGAACCCGCCCGCGCTCAGAAATACCAGCAACGCATTCAACCCCAGCGTCACCGGCTGTTCATACGTCGGGTTCGCCTGAACGAAAACCATCAGCGCGTAGCCCGCAATGCTCAAAATCCCATTTGCCCACGGCGCGTACGTCGAAGACATTCCCAGCTTCTTGAACAGTTCGATGATAGCAACGATGACCGGTACCAAAGCGATCGTTCCAATTGTGATTTCCATGTGATCACCTCCTTTCCTCTATTGATTTATTGAGACTTACCGAGCCTATCGATAAGATTTGCAATCGCCGCCATGATGAGATTACAGCCCTGCCCCGTAGGCTCAACGGGCTCAGAAGGGTCGACTGGTTCCGGCGGCTCAGGTTCCACCACGCCATCGCCATACACATCATTTGTGTAGGCCAAATACTCCTGGAATGTCACCTCATACCCAACGTGCCGATTGCCCGGCAAGCCAAACCCCACGGCGTAATCACTGACCACGTACTCGCCTGCGATGTCCTGCTCAATGAATATCGCGTAGGGCCCCAGCGGGCCGTCCGTGTCCGGGTTGTAGTTCCCCCCACCCTGCGCGAACTCAGCCACGTGTCCAGGGCTCGCCCAATCGTATGTCTGTTCATCCCAGTTCGGGCTATTTTGTTGCGGCCAGGCGTTGACGACTTTGGCCTTCGTTGGCACGCCGTCGATGTCCAGCACGCTCACGAGGATGCGAGTATCACCACGCGCTTGCTCCTCGTTCGTGAACATCACGCTGACCACGCGATACACCGTGCTGCTCCGTGTCAGTTCATGCCCGAGGATCTTCTCCGCTTTGTAGATATCCACACGCGAGCCGACGACCAACCCCGCATCATTCACCGCGTGCGCGTCGGTCGCGGGGTCTTTCCATAATGCTTTGCTTCCCATTTCGGCACCTCCGTAGTAGTAGTGATCTAGAATCTCGTGATACGTCGCGCCTTGCTCGGCCATGAGCCGCGCGCCGTACTGACACATGCGGTCGGGCCACACGCCGGACGGGTTGCTCTTCGTCTTGTAGCCATTCGCGCCCTGGCACAGCGGACAATCCGATCTGCCGCAGCGGGAGACGTAGCGCGCCACGTTGTCAATCGTCTCTCCCCGCGTCTCCGCTATCGCCCGGTCCGCCCGCTCGTGGACCTTCCCCGGATTGTAGACCTGATCGCGCGTGTCGGCGTACACATCGAATCCCGCACGTGGATGTGCGATGCGCCACATGGCGAACGACCGCGCCGCCACGGCTTGCGCCTTCAGCGCTTCGAACTCCCACAGCGCCGGCATCTCGGCAGGCACCGCGCCACGCAGATATTCCTCAAGCTCCATCGTCACAACTTTGCCATTCAGCAACACCCGGATCGGCGTCTCGATCACAGGCGCCACAGGCTGCCACGCGAACACTGGCGCGAACTGCGGCCAGTTGCTTTCAATATCAAACGACGCCCAGCCGTTCGGGCTCCCGTAGGTGAAGATCGTCGCGCCCTTGACTCTGCTGTCACTCAGCAGAATTTCACGATAGGCCGCGATCTGGGTGATATACTCGTTGATCGGCACCTGTTGCCCGCGCCAACCGTCCTGCTGTCCTCCGCCGATATCAACGCCGCATTCGGTGACCAAGATATCGACCTGGACTGGACAACGAAAAAGCCGCCCAGCCCGGTGTAGTCTCGAATCAGGATGCAAGGGCCCTGACGGATACCAGTATTCGTGCAATCCAAGATAGTTTCCATCTGGCAAATCCTCCAGCAAGTCCCTGAACGGTTCCCAGTCAATCGACCCGTCCGGCAATTCTCGCGGCCAGCCCACGGACAGACTCAGCACCACGGACCCGTAACCGCGTGCGTTGAGAATCTCCGTCCGCTTCCATTCGTAGTCGCACAACCGCGCGATGTAGTCATTGTCAGATACGCCAGGCTCGTTGATGCCCTCCCACAACGTGATGCCCGTAAAGTCCGCGCATTCGCTCAGTGTGTCGGCATGGCGTTGCGCCAGTCCCAGCGGGTCGCTCAGATCCTTCTCTTCGCTCAGCGCGTGCAGCCTGCCTATCGTGATGTCGGCCTTGATCAGGTCCGGCTTGTCGGGGTTGAGGTATTTGATGATCTTCGGCTTCGCCCGCGCCATGAAATCTTCAAGCGATGCCGGTGCGCCGATTACGTGTGGTCCTAGCATTCGATTATCTCCAGCCACTCCGCCAGAGCCAGCACCACATCCCTGAGATCAGACTTCGGGTCGTCCATCCGCGCGATCCTCGACCGAAGCTCCGCTCGCTTACCAGTACTTTTCTTCCGTTCTTCAAACGCCAGTAAGTCATGTTCGGCCCTAAAATATGTCTGCAGGTCAGTTCTCTCATGTTCCGCCAACTTTTGCCGAAACTCCAACACTATCTGCAAACCGTCCCACAGCACTGTAGGAACCTGACCGGTCCGCTCCTGAACCTCGAGCGCTATTTCGTCTTCAGTCCAACACTGTTTGCGCGCTTTTATCCTCATGAATTAGCTCCAGTAACCCAAAATATCTATAGACACCGTATCCAATTCCGAGTTCTGATACCAGTAAATATCACCACCGTCGCACGGTACAATACCGCTTATAAATATCTCTTTACCTGCTACCTGTGTAGTTTGCTGGACACCATTGTGCAACTCTGTGCTTTTCTTACACAGAATACCCGACACGCCGGGTGTTTCATCCTTGATGCCCAGTCTCACTATAACCGCACTCACCCCTGCCGGAACGCCAAATACTGAACTAAGGTCAATGACCCCATTCGCATTCTTGGCATCACCATCCCAATCCGTTGAGGTATAATGACCGGCAGTAAGAGTAAGACTATTGGGATTGATGTGCCGCGTCCGCACATGGTCACACCGCCAGTGAGCCTCGCCACCACTCGCCTTGTCCCGCAGGCACAGCGCGTTGACAGCCATACCATCGGGCACGGTTAGATAGAAATCAGCAAAGTTCGATTTCTCCCACAGATCGTGAGCCAATCGCAGCGTGACGTCTGCCTTGGCTTCCTGCCAGCCGGAATATGCGGCGTTGACGACAAGGGTGGTGGTCTCTTCGGTGAGAATCTCCAATTTCAAATAGGCATCCGACGAAGCATAGACAAATTCCCATCGTCCCAAATCCCTGTCGTACCAGACGAATGAGCCGTCAGCATAGTGATCCCCAACTTCAGAATAATGCCAATACACGACCTTTGCCGGGTCCGACGGTGTAGCATAGATGACAATATGATACGGACGTTCCGCCCCAAGGCGGGGAAATGGCGTCTTGAATTTTATTGTAATCCATTCGCCAGTCAGAGAGACAGTCGCCGCGGTTGTTTCTCCATATTGCTTCAAATCCTCTGGCAAAAGTGACGGATACCCATATTCATCATTGGCATAAAGCTCGACCCTGAAATCAACAGGAATAGTATCATCAGTACACTTGGCATAAATTTGCACTGCGACAAGCTCTTCTGAGACCCCCTGCTTGAATCCCTGCGCCGAAGGATAATCGTCGAAGCCGAACCAGGCCCCGCCCAATTTCTTCCATTTATCGCCGTTAGTATCCAGGATAGTTACCGTGCTCGCGGTCGACGCCAACGACGTCATCTCAATCGTGCCACCGCTGCCGTGATACCGGACCGTCGCCTCCATCTCCAGTTCTTCACCGGAGCGCATTCCGTAGGAAGAGGAGCCAGGGTCCAGCGTCTCGTTATCATCAATGGCACCAACCTCGAAATACAGATCGCCATCCTCAATCGCTGGCATTCCTGCAATCATTTTGTGATCATGTTCGCTCACCAACCGCACCGCGTCCAGGCTGTTCATGTCCTGGTATGCCTTCGCTGATTCCGGCATGATATCGTTATACAATTGACTGAATTTAATCGCGTCATTGCCGGGCGATGGATCCTGACTCGTTTGTAAATCAGTCATGCCCTGATCTTGCGACCCCAGCCGGTCAATCAAGTTCCCCTGGATCGCCTCCAGGTCCAACGGGCTCAGATGTCCATCGTCTAATGAACGTAATCGCTTTGGCATGTTCTATCCCTCGTACTCATACATAGTTCGCTGGATCGTCCCGATCACGCGCATCTTCTGCGGCTTCTCCTGAATCTCGATGCCGGTCACCTTGACCTCACCATCGAAGCCTCCGCTTTCCTGCCAGCCGATATGTGGAATAACAACGCGCACGGTGTCGCCAACCCAAAATTCTGACCACACGCTCCCGCGATTCACGACCATGAAATCAAGTGTTTCATCAGGCTGGTCGTGCTTCCGAACTTCGTTCCTGGCGTATTTCTCAGCGCGAAACGTGGTGTTACTCGTTGACATGATCGTGCCTTCGAGCGTGCTCCAGCGGTCCCAGGGTTCCTGTTCACGCCACAGCACCTTCGCTTTCTCCGTCCAATCGACTGCGTTCCCGAACCCCCAGCATTGCGTGATCAGCTTCGAGTAGTCGATCTTCAACGATGACCATTTCAGAATGTGATAACCGGATCTCAGAATCACGTCAGCGCTTTTGTCCGTGCCACGGTTGATTTTCCAATTGAACGTTCCATCAGCGTCAACCCAGCACTCCTCCGGCGAACCAGACTCTTTCTCGGTGATCTTCAACAGCTCCGGAATAATCCGGTCCCAGATGTCCCAACCGTGGATTGTGAAATCTCCGCCATCGCCTGCTGTGTCAATCGTCCCGAGCGACAGGCCCGGAATGCCGCCCGTGTCGGCGAGCTCTGCCTGCAGGATGTCATTGATGATCGCGCCCGCTGATTTGTGCGCCGTATATTCCTTGATTACATGCCGCCTGAGTAATGACTCCTTAGAATCGCATTCAACGAATAGCCATTTATCGTCGCTCCAATCGACAGATCGTACACGCCCACCCCAGTCCGGCACGCCGGTATCAGACTCGACGATGATCAGGTTCATTTTGCCAAGATTCGTTTCCGTCGCCTTCGGGTCATTCCGTAATACTCTGAAATCAAGGTCCCCGATCCGGTTGAGCACCCACGAACGCGTGCCAATCTGGGCATCATTGAGCGTGTCAAGGAAATTACCCTGCCGGTCGTAGCACTTAACAATCGCCGTCATAGCCACCTGCTCCGGTAGTCAATTTCAATCGTTACGCCAGCCACGGAGGTATCAACATATTCCAGCGTGTTGCTGCCTGGCGCAAGCTCTAACCAATGTTCACGTACCGTATTTGGCTCAAAGGAAACCATACCGAGCCTGCTGCGTCCCGTGTCCTCTTCCTCCACTGTCCAACTCTCACAATCAATCACGATGTTCTGATCTGATTCAACCATACCGTTGATATAAATTGCCTGACTCAGCGTGTTGTTACTCAATTTACAGTTGATCGCCTGCGAGCTCGGGAAATACCCAATCGCTCCAAACGTCACGGCGGGCTCATCGACAATAGTCAGCGTTGCATCGGTCGCCTCCGCATACATCGCGGTATCCGAAGTGACCTTGATGTAATGGTAGAAGATCGCCGCGATTGCGGTCCGGCTGAGCGTGGTCGTCTCCGAGCCGTAGGCGGTCCACACGTTCAGCGTGCTGTCTGTATTTTCATACTCTGCTATCGGATCACCACTAGCCGGTATTCCCAGCAATCTCCAGCGGCGATAATCCGGATTCTGCTTGGTGTAGCCCTGGTGTACCACCACTGAAATTCCGCACGGATTGGCTAGCCTGTAGCCGTCCCTGAACTGCGTTGTCGTGCTGACGTGGTTCGCAATCCCCAGCGCCGCTGCCACCCACACCCATGCCCCGTCTTGGCTCGCTTGATATGCACGTTGCAGATTGAGCCCTTGGTGGTTGACCGCTTCCCACGAGGCGGCGCGATTGGGGTTTATAATGTCAAAGAAATCGTCATAATCCCACGATCCGTTGGTGCTGCTGTCCAGCTCGAACATTGGCTTTTGACTATCTGAGCCCGCGTAGTTCTCGGTCGTCGCATTGCCGTACTTGATTTGTAAACGATGGTTCGCACAGTAGATATTCACGGAGCCGATGCGCAGACCATCCCCGCCCGTTTGGACCGTTGTTACATCAACTTTCACATAGCGGCACGCCACGTCCGCGAAATCGTGATTGCTGTATTGGCCAAGCGCTGCATTTGCAGTCACAGTAACCTGCGTTGTCCATGCTGAATTGTCCGGGGAGGTCTGGATCGTGAACGCCTTCCCCGCGTCGTCCGAGTCCGGATGCCACAATCTCACGCGGTTGATTGTCGTCGACGCGCCAAGATCGATTACCACACTGGCCGCGGTGCTGCCGATCGCGGCGTGCCAGTAGGTTTCTGGGTTATCGTCAACGATGTTACTTCCAGGCGCACCCGCTGCCGCGCTACTGGCTGTGACGGTCTTGTCCTGCGCCAGATCGTCTCCCAACATAATCAACTCACCCGCGCTGTCGTAATCGTTCTGAGCCGGTAGCTCCGGGAGCACTGCCCAGACCAGTGTATCAGAATAATTAGGGCCCTTACTCGCTCCGGCTGCCGCGCCAAACCAGCGCGCTATTTCTACGCCGTCCAGCTCGACCCGAATGTCACGCCCGTCCGCGAAACACTCAGATTGATACACATCGGCATTGTCCAGGTGGGCCGCTGCGGTGGTACCACCCACGCCGCGAATGCAGCCCGTGAACGTGGTAGCGGTCTTTCCGGAATAGTAAATCTGCTCATCATCGATGTAGAGCAACCCGGCCGCGTAGAAGCTCGACGCGTCATCTACTGTAATCACTGTATCGGAATCAGTAATATCGCCAACGTCGTTAATCGCTGTTGCCGTGCTCGCATTCGAAACAAGTGCCGCCGTGTCCCAGCCGCCCGTCAGCTCCAGTGGGTAATTGTTCAACGCTGTTTTGACGTTGTTCGCTACAATCACGGGCCGCCTGGAGCGCCAGGTGCTTGCCGGTACCGATGTGCCTTTGATTTTGATGGTAGGAGGCACTTTTATGTTTCCGTTATTGGTGACTGCTTGCTGATCACTGGACGACGTAATATTCCAGGTAACAGTTTCCTCCGCGTTCGCTTCCCAATACGGTGTGAATGAGCGGAGTCTGATCGTTGCGATCTTGCTCTTGAAATCGAGCTGCAAAGGACGGCACGCAATGCGGCGCGAGGTAATCGTGCTTGCGCTCCATGTCCCGACTAGATACTGCTCATCACCGTCCATCGGGTTGAACCACTCGATCAATTGACCGCGCAATCGCTCGTATTCCGAGCTCGTTGTGCCACCGGTTAACTCTACCATCAGTGTGTGGTCTTTGTAGGTGCGCGTATTGCCGACGAATTTGGGGTAGCCGAAATCGATATCCCCCCAGATCGGATTACCAGCCGGGGGGTTCATGTCGTCCTGAACGAGATACGGTTTGTATTCAGAGCTGTTGATTGTGTTCCCGTCATAAGTTTGCGGGCTAATTATTGCCATAGTTCGCCTCTCGGATCGCTATTCCGCTTGGGACGTGTCCATTGAAATTCTCGATATACGAGAACTCATCATGCGCTGCCTTAAAATCACTCCAAACAGCGTGCAGCAATTTGCCATTCTCGTCTACGCCAAGAAGATCATCGAACACCAGGCCGTAGCGAACAATTGGTGCCACATCTGCCAGGTCTTGCGCCGCGCCCTCGGCGAAATGGTCCCCATCGATGAGCGCGATATCGAATAGCATCCCATGACACGCCAGAGCAGGAACGATATCGTGACTGGATCCGGTTTCGAAAATGAGTCTGCCGCGCCTGTTTGGGAAGAGACGGCCCATTTCTTCATACACAAAATCAGGAGAAGAGTCCCCATACTGCCAGGTATCAACTCCGATAGTGTCTACCTGTGGCCGTTCGTCAATCACCTGTGCCAACGACCAACCCCGTCGCACGCCAATTTCCAAATATGAATCAATTTCGAAATGCCTGGCCATAGCCCTGACCGCACAACGCACTTCCCATTCCCCGGTCTCTCTCAGCGATGCCAGCAAATCGGGCTTATATCGGTCGTCATCTGCTAATTGCTCAAGCGTGCCGATGGTGCGATTGATAATATCAGTCGATTTCAATAACTCTTCCAATAGTGCGCTCCTAACCCAACGCTGCCAATTGCTTCAATACGTTCTGTGAGCTCGCGGGCGATGCGCTCATTAGACTCAAATCGCCGTCCATATCTACGATCCTGACATCAAGGATTGAGTTCTTTAGCTCCGTGACAGCGTCAATGATTCTGCTCGCCTCGCTGCGTAACGGCTCTGGCCAATCCGTGCTTAGCTTCTCCATCGCGTTGTATTGCATGGCCGAATTGGCGCGAATGTCTCCGGCGATGGTGTTTGCCGCCGACTGGTCCGCCTTGATCTGCTCCAGCGCCATCGATGCCGGGTCGAAATTGGTCTTGATCGCCGCTGAAACATCTATCCCGAGCTGACCCAATTTGGCGATGGTTTCCGGGTCCTTCAGCAGTTCCTTGCTGACAGTCATGTACAATTCACGCTGGCCGATTTCGTCACTGATTGCCTTCTTCGCATTCTTGACCAGTGCAGAAACGCCGATTTCTCCCAGCTCTGCAACAGTTGGGGAATTACGGATGTCCTGAGCGATCTTGGACATGTAGGCTTTCAGCGTCTCCCCGCCACGCTGCAAAACGTCTTGCGGGATATCGAACATAGAAGCCCACGGTGATGAACCAGTTTTTTCAATGTCGTTAGCTACAGCTTCGGCGCGCCGCGCTTGCTCATCCCAAGCCTCGCCCACTGCTGCCGATGTACCCGCAAGGTTAATTCGGATTTCATCATCGAACGACGTGAACGCTCCGCCGACAAATCCCTTGATCGCGCTCATGGCCGCTTCGCCGCGTGCCTGGTATTCGTCCCAATACTGCTTAGCGCTCTGGTCGCGTTCTTGTTGGATTTCCCTGTCAGCGTCGATCATGAACCGTTTGGCCTTAATAATCGCCTCGTCCGAGAAGCCGAAGGCGTTGCTGTAGTCGTCGTGCCCGTAGTCGCCACGACGTCGTTCTGCTGCCGCCACTTCGTCTACCCTGGTCGCCAAAGATCCCATTAGTTGTACAGACATACCGCGCTGTTTATTCAGTTCCTTGTATTTCGTAACAAGATTCGTCTTGAACTGATATTCTTGCACTGCAGCGTTGAGCCCTGACATTTGGTCATACGGCAGGAGGGTCCCGCCCGTTGACATCTCAATGAGCAACTTCACGACCTTGACGTCGTTCTTTTCCAAGAGCTGCCAATCTTTGATGAACCTAGTCCAGCCCTCCATGCCGTTAATCGCGATATTGAGTCCAAAATCAACCACACCAGAGGTAGCAACAATCTCTGCCCATACTTGCTTAAAATCTTCCATCTTCGCAGTAGATTTCGCCGTCTTATCCGCTGCGTCTTCCATCAGGCCGCCACTGGCCGCGATCTCCCTCATGGCTTGGTCGACGACTTGAGACATGATCTTGGCCTTGCTCGCGCCCTGCTCGAAGCTGATACCGGTGATACCGAGATCGTCAATGATCTGGCGCGACCCCTTGCCGATACCATTCACCATACGCTGATAGGCTTCCAGTGTGGAGACACCCATCTGACGACCGTAGAACCGCGCCGCCATCATCACTTTGCCGAACTCTTCCTCTGTAGAAACGAGCTCATATTTCATGGCGCGGTTGGCTTCAAGCATCAGGCTCATTTCTGATACCGTGCCGGAGGATGCTTTCCGCAACGACGCGAGAATACCGTCCGTGCTCATTTCGTGCTGCTCGGCCAGGTTCTTGAACGAATCCTTGAGGCGCAACGATTCACGCCCCAGCTTGTCAAGTTCCAGAACATAGTCGGCCGCTTTCTTCACGCCATAGGCCGTCATTGTCGCGCCAACTATCTTGACCATATCGTTCATGCCTTTGAACGACGCTTTGGTTTTCTTGACGTCCGCCTCGGCCTGATTCATGCCAGTCTTGACATCACGCATACCGGCTTTGAAGTCCTTGACGTCGGCTCCCACTTTGGCGTATAGTTCAGCGATCCAATTACCGCTCATTGCTCCTCACTCCGTGCTTGCGTTTGTTGCTCTTGTTACCTCAATGATGCGCCGGTACTCCGCCAGTCCCAGCGATCTGATATACTCCAGCGTCCAGCCGTATCGTTCGCAGAGAATCAACTCCGTTGCAAGCTGCGGCATGGGCTCCTGTCCGGGGAAGCGGCGGGCCAGGAATACCCGCCGTCCTAGTTTTTTGCATCGGCCAGCAGCCCAATCACGAATTGGTTAATTTCACGTCCGATGGGTGTCACTTCTTTGAACGCATCGAGCGCTTCCCATGCTTTCACGTCAGTCGGATCGCCTTTGAACTCCCACGACTCGATAAACCGCGACATGACAGCCACCCACTCCGGGAATTCCAGTTCGTCAGCCCCCGCCCATTTCTGCGGCAGGTCGTAAAATTCGCCAGCCGGGAACGATTCACGGAAGACAACCCTTTTGCCGTTAACTGTTTTCTTTGGCATTACCATGCACTCGTGGTCGTGTCGGCTGTCAGGCTGCCATTGATCCGCAGCGTTGTAACATCGTTATAGCCAAACGCCTCGTTGCGTCCGAGGATGGTTGCCGCTGCAGATTTCTGCTGCTTACCTGACACTGTGCCCTCGGGCGACCATCTCAGCGTTCCCGTTGATTGCGGCGCAACGGCTGCAAACAACACCGTCCCGGACCCTTGCGGCAATAGCTCAAGTGTCCACGTTGCCGAAACTTGCCCGGCAAGCGTCTGCTTGCGCGTATCGCTGCCCGCCGATGCGTCGATTTCGTCCGCTGATTCCGGAATGTCCAGCGTGCGGTAGTCGCCGGAGAGTACTACGGTTCCACTGCTGTTAATCCATTCTACGTATAGATCTGTACCACTATAACGTGACATATATCACCTCCACTACTTGCTGAGTCCGATCCGATAAATCCCGCCGCTGTGATAGAAATAATGCCCCGCAGGAGTCAACTCGCCATATCTCACGTCGCTTTCCCTGGCTATCCAGTAGTTGGTCCAGCCCGAAACGGTCAGCGCGACATTATGCAACACTGCATCCAGCGCATCGTCAATCTGCCCGGCCTGGTACATACTCACGCTGCTAATTGCCTTGATCTGGTAGAGCGGTTCCTTCGCCCTGGTTGGCGTGTCGTTCAAGTCCCCGCCGCCCTGCCAGTTGAAAACAATCACCGGAAATGCGTAACCGTCAGGGATCTGGACGTTGAACACGCTGGCTGCTGTTGCAAGCAAGCTCGTTACGCTGGATGTTCCTGTCAGTTTGGTTTTGATCGCTGCTTCCAGAACGTTCACTTTAACTCCCTGAATAGCGCTTTCCACGAAGCCCGCCATGTTTTGCGGAGCGATTCTATGGCAGGCACGAGGAACGGATGCGCGGGCATTCTGGATGTTCCCAATTCCTGATAGATCGCGTATTCAACGCTTGGCCCAACATGTGCGACAAGATCCTCCGTTGGGCGAGGAATGGCAACTACTTTTGCCTTTGCCTCGATGTTGAGCCCGTCGCTGTGTTTCGTCACGGTATAGATGCTGTTCTTGAGCGCGCCCGTATCGACTGGCGCGAGATTCTGCGCTCTACCCTGCACATCGAATGCGGTTTTGTCGACGAGATTTCCGGCCTTCGTCTCCAACTGTTGCAGAATCCGATCAATACGTTTGGTGTCCAACTTCGTCGAAATCATTCAGTCCGCCTCGCGATTGCGCCCCGGAATACGCGCCAGTCATGATTATCTTCCACGGAAACGATGTCGTAGTTCTCGCTTTCGTAAACGATGCGCTGGCCAACAGACACGGATTCATCATATGGCAAATGGAACACCCATTCGGTATAGACGCTGAACTGCCCGCCAGTCTCACCCTGCGAGCGTGACTTTGCCGAGAGCTTGCAAGGCACACTTTCAGCCGTCGCACCCCATGTGATCGTGTTACCGCCGATCGCGTCCAGCGTGATTGTGCCCGTCTGAATCGTACAGGTGCTGGGGAGAAGAGCCTCGGCGCGTGCTCTGATTTTCGTAAACTCGGCACTGGCAAACATGCTCATGCTAGATCATTCCTCACAAATGAACTGGAACGCAATGCCCCACGGGCTTTGTTCTGCCCGGCTCGCGATCTCATCGTGTTCTCCATTGTGACAGCGTGGTCGAATGCCTGCTGCCAGTTGAATGATTGATCATCACTGCTCACGTGGACCCAATCACTGTAGTAGGATTGCCGCTTAAGCCACACATCCGCTGCTGCTGAGTACAAATCATAGCTCTTGGCAGTTAGGTAGTGAATCGTTCCGCCCTGGTCCGCTGTGAATCGAATCATGCCATCTACATAGTTCGGTGTGTAGTTAGCTGTCCCAGAATCAGCGCCTGTTCCTGTCCTTACCACCCAGCGCGTTGTTCCGCTGTCCCACTCTTCGAAATCGCGATAATTCCCCGCCTTGCATCTGTGCCATTCAATCGATCCACCCGCGACGCTGTCAGGCAGCCATTCAAGCGGATATTTCTCAATATGCGTCACATTGGCGTCGAGCACGTCCTGGAGTTGGTCATCGTCGAAATACGAGGTTCCAGCAATCGAGAAATCAACGGTACCAGCGTTTGTCATAGCCCGAAGACGAGTAATCAGATTAGTCATTCCTGTCCGTGCTGCCATCAACTCACCTCGTTAAACCTCGCCAAACTCAACACATCACGCCGCACGCCGTCCCAGCGCTCTTCATCGACAAAACATCCCTCGACGTGAAAGCCGCGCCTGAAATAGATACTAAGCATTGCGGTATTGTCGCTGTAAACAGTCGCCTCGATCTTGCGCTTGTGGCTCATTTCATCGAGCACATAATCTACCATCATTGAGCCAAGCCCTTTGCCGCGGTACTCCTCCAGCAAGGCAAGCCCGATCCGGGCGACGTGCTCCTTCTGTCCTGCCCACAGTTGCGCCTGCATCCAGCCAATTACGGAATGCCCCACAAAAACCGGACGACCAGGAATGAATTCATGCTTCCGATCCTCCATGCTGTAGAGCATCCACACTTGCCAGGAATCGTTGAGCATACCGGCGGGCGACGTGTGTACGAAATGCGTGAAAGTCTGGCTGTTGCGCATCTTTCCGGCGAACGCGTTGGCGTCGCTCAGCCTCGATTTGTCGAACGCCGCGATTAGAGTCTCGGCCATGGGTGCCTCACATGGGTGTGCGGATCACACCAAATCTGATAGCCATAATTCCGGCACGATTCACAGAATGATACAATCGCTTCCTTCGTTCCGAACCGTGCCCCGTCGTAGACCGCTTGCGCCTCGATGAGTATCACGCTGCCAGCACTATCAACTTCGAATGCTTCATCCGGCATATTGTCAGCGTACCACTCTGGCGTTGCCGGATTGAACATCTGGCCATTGAGCCTGAAGGCCCACATGTCGTAGAATTGCGGATGGCCAGGACTCAGCTCTACCCAAATCATCGCCGCAATGGCTGGCTTTTGGTGTGCAATCAACCTGTGAATCAGATCCGGCTTGATGATCAGGTCTGATTCCAACCAGAGCACGTAATCAGCCCAGTGCTGATCCGCGATCAGTTGCAGACCCGCATCCGCGCTGGTCCCGAGGATGTAGAACCGCTCCGGATGAACGCATGATGGATAGTACGGCTTGTTGAGATTCAACTCGATCACGTCCACGCGCTGGTCATGCGCTTCCCAATCGCGCAATCGTTCCAGCGTATCATCATCGTTGTC